CTGCGACATTATCCACCGTGATGGCCGTGTTGTTTGCGGCGAACATGACTTCGATGTAATCGTTGGCCGCCAGTGAGAAAAACTCACTCAGAGTGACCGGCACATATCCGCCGTTGACGTTGATCGTGACAATGCGGGCCGTGTTAACGATGTCCGTGCCGTTCTTGCGAAACCACACCCAGACGTTTTTGTCGCTGCTGTTGCTGCTGCTGAGCTGCACAGTCACATTGAATTGGTACAGCCCTGATTCGGCAACTACGATGCGTGAGGCGGGCGAGCCGATGCTGACGCCCTCGGCGGTCTCGGTGTTGTCAAACGTCAGCGCGTAAGCGGTGTTTGTGGCCGCAGGCGTCTGATCGCTGGTCTTGGTGAATTCGCCGTAGTACTTCTGCTGCTCGATGGTCGGCCGCACGAAGATCACGCCTGCCGTGGCGCTTTTCACCAGCACTGCGGCCACCGGGATTACGTTATCCGGCGCCGTGGGCTTGACGCTGGTAAACCCGCCCGCCACCGTGGGGCTGGCATACAGAATGTCGCCCACGTTGAACGCGCTGGTGTCGATGTTGCTCACCGGCCCCCAAACGCAGGCCAAGCCCGTGGCGCCGCTGTTGGGGATGGTTTCGTCCAGCACTCCAAGGATGTACAGCGAGGGCGTAGCGCCGTCTGCCAGGTAAGCCGACACCGACAGCAGGTTGGCCGCGCCGACGCCGGCAAAGCCCACCACAGTGCCTTTGGCAAGCGTGCTGCCCGTGGAGTTCTGCACGCGAGTGAACGTCTCCAAGCTGGCCTGCCCGATGCTTTCTTGCAGCAGCGAGAAGAACCGGAACCACGCGCGAGTGGTCAGCGCCCCTCGGTCTACCAGCGGGTCGCGGGATGCCGGGACGCGGGGCAGCGTTTGCATGTCAGGCGCTCGTCGGCGTCACCGCCAGTTCCGCGCCCATGATGGCGATCTTCACCGGGTCGCTGCCGCTGATTTCGTACACGCGATCCCGCAGTTTGGTGGTCATGCCGAGCCGGCGCCAGATAACGCGCTTGCCGTACTCTCCGATCTTGCCCATGCTGGCCCAGTGTTCGTTGCCCCAGGTGTGGCCGCCGTCGTCGGACCAGCGGAGCATGACTTGGGGGTCGCTGCCCTGACTGTTGTTGATGCCAACGCCGGATTCAACATCCAACTGCAAGGCATGATGCGCCGTGCGCTTCAGATTGTTCTGCCCCGTGGGCAGTGCCCGCCACGAGCGCAACCAACGTTGCGTAGCGTTGTTGTCGTCGTATACCTCGGGGTCAAATGCATAGACGTTGCCGTTCTCCCAATCCCCCACCAGCACCTGCCCAGCAAAATTGGCTTGGCAGTTGCTCCGGTGCCTGCGGTACTGCACGCCGTCCCAATACGCCCGCTCATGCCACGCCCCGGTGGCGACGTCGAACACCCAGGTGGCCTGCGCCGTAAGAAACGTCAGCACGTAGAACGAGTGCCCGTCCTGCTGGTACGAGTAGCCCACGGCGTCGCTCAACACGCCGTACTGCTGGATCTGCCACTCCACAGCGTGGGTGCTGATGCGCTGCGCGTTGTAGCCGTTGTTGCGGTACACGATGCCGTTGCCGCGGGCGTCAGAACCTAGCCAGAACACGCTGTTGTCGAGCTTGGCGACGCTGTACGGGGCCAGGCAGCCCGTTTCCATGAACGCGCCTTGGATGCGTTCTAGCGGAAAGTCTGCGGCCCCGGCGTTGTACCAGACCTCGATGGTGTTGTTCCCGAACAGCCACACTTCGCGGTGATCGACCATCAGCGAGACCACGTTGTCCGGGTTGCTCGCGGCGCTGGCAAAGTCCAGCGGGTCAATCTGCGTACCGTCGTTCAGCGACGTCACCCAAAACCGCTGGCTATTGGGCTCGTTGAACACGAAGTACCCGTCGAGGTAGCCCACCGTCACCGCGCCGGGGAAATCGACGTCAGTGATTTGCGAGAACACGCCCGTGTTGGCGTTGTAGATGAAAGCGTCAGGGTTGCAGGCAACGAACAGTTGCGTGCCGTTGTCGCTCATGCTCACCAAACCACCCTGACCAATGTTCCCCAATTGCGTTACTTGAAAGCTTGGCGTTACTTTGTAAAGCCAAACATCAGAAGCGACGTACAGGTAGTCGCCAAATTTCCACATTCCACGAATCGGGCCGTCGCCCACGGTGGCTACCAGTCGCAGCCCCGGGCACCGCTGCAGAAACGCGGGTTCCTTGCCGCCGTCAGGCACCACCTCGGGGAATAGGTTGACCATGCGGCTGTCGGCCGCGTTGACCGACCGCGCCACATAGGACGATCCGAGAATGGGCGTTTTCACGTCGGCGTACCCGCGTACACGTTGAACCGGCGCAGCCTGCGGTTGACGAGGCTGTACGGGATACTCATCAGGTCATCTGGGTTGTTGATGCGCTTCAAGTTTCGCTTGGACGACATGGCGATGCGCTGCACTGTGGGCGGAGCCTCCACGCCAAACTCGGCCGCGATCTCGCAGGCCAGGTTGTACTTGAAGCACCGCAGATAGCCCGGCGGGAACGACAGCGTGGTGTTCAGCAGCGCGGGTTGCGAGAGTTCCTCCACGCTGATGATGTGCCACTCAAGATCTTTTGTCGGCACCGGGTACACGGTCATCGTGACATCCGGGAACGTCATGTTGGTGAACATGACCTGCGGATACGTCGACGTCACGGTCTTCAGCGCAATACCGTTGTACTGCTGCTGGTTGATCATGGCGATGCCAAACGACACACCAGATTCGGTGTCGCGGAAGTACGTCGAGTCGTCCAGCAGCACCGGCCGGTTGCCAACGAAGTTTCCCGTCGGCCCCAGCGTGCGCGTAGCGGTGTTCGCCGGCCAGGTGAACACCTGATCCTGCGTGCTGTACACCGACAAACGCTCGACGCTCCACGAATCGAGCATCTGGTTGAGAGCCGCCAGTGCATCCTGTGACGTGGCGGCGGAGGGCGTTTCGCCCTCGGCAAGCTGGCCGATCAGCCGCAGCGCGGCGTTAATCTGGTCGTTGGCTGTGGTGGACATCGGCAGACTCCCGTCGCCGCCTGCGCACGATCAAATCATTGACGGCGACCGGGGGCGATTCCTCGCCGGGAGTATACCGCTCCCACCCGTTTTGCTCGTCATGCTCGGCCTCGAGATCCATCGTGGCGATCTTGGTGCCGTGGATTTCGTGCTTCAGGTAGATGACGGGCATAGGTCGCCTCCGGGCTGCTTGCGCATGTAAATGTGGAAGTTGCCCGGGTACACCTGATCCGCGCTGTGGTGATTCAGCTGCAAGTCAGGCACTAGCCAGATGTCGCCGCCCAGCGCAAGCCAGTTGCGGCTAAACGCATAGTCCTCGCCATACCACACGCCTTCGTGGGCGCCGTGGTTGAACAGATCGACTGTGTAGTTGTCAGGGTGCCCGTACAACAACTTTGGGTATGCCCGCATGAACCTGCGGATGCCTTCGCGGGTGATCTTCAGGAACCCCGCAGGGATGCAGTGGGCGCGCATGGCGCCGTCGCTGGCCCGCAACTGCGGAAACCCCGCAGCGTCGGTGAACAGCGCGCCCATGTAGTCTTCCTCGTCTTTCTTGAAGCGATACGTGCCCGACACGACATCGCCCTCGGTCTGGATGAGTTTGACTATGTCCTGCGGCCGCCACGACACATCATGGTCGATGTACACCACAACGTCAGCGCCCGCGTCCAGCGCCTTGCGCGTCAGCGTGGCCCTGGCGGCGCTGATGTACGGACACCCGACCTCAAACACCACCTGATGCTGAATGCCGGCAGCGTCTAGCGCGGGGATGCTTTCCTCCAGCGCCTTCAAGTAGGCGGGGTGCGGGCGCGTGTAGGTGGGGGTGCAAAAGACGACTTTCACTTCAAGCCAGCGCCCATGAGGTTGTAGCAGTCCAGGCGCCTGGTGGTAACGCTGCGAAAGCCAGCGGCCTCGAGCTCTGCCTGCAATGTGGTGGCAACGAAGCCCGTTTTGTGCGCCATGTACGGGTTGCGCTCAAGCTTTGAGCGGAAGCCATAGTACAGGTCTGCGCCGCGTATCGGGCCTGCGGGTGACTCGTATAGCACCGCGTCGTCGCACGGCACGTCTTCCAAGTCAGGAACCATGATCACGACGCCGCCGTTGGGCTTCAGCACGCGCTTGAACTCGTTCAACGCGGTCTGTACTTCGTGCGGCAACAGGTGTTCCAGCGCGTGGCTACAATACACCATGTCGTATTGACCGATGTCGCCAAGGCATGTCATGCTGGCAACGATGTGCGGGCTATGAGAGGCGTCGATGTCCAATCGAACCTCGTCATAGCCCGCAAGCCACGCAGGCGCGGGATCGCACCCGCAGCCCACGTGCAACGCTGTCGGAGCAGTGCTCAGGCAGCGCCCTTCCACAGGCCCAGGCCCGACAAGGTGTTCATTACCTCGATCAGCGCGGCCTTGAGGTTGGTGTCAACCGCCGTGGAACTGGCGGTGCCGACCAGCGAGGTTGCCTGGGATGCGGCGGCGCGGCGGGCCACGGGGGCCGTACCGTAGAACCCGAGGTTGCCCGAGGTCGAGCCTTGCACCAGAACGGCTTGGCCAGAGCGGCCTACGTTCAGGCGTTCGTCAACGTTGCCGTCGCCGATTTGCTCGCCGTCACCGATTTTCGGCGCTTCAAAAGATGCGTTGGACATGATGTTCCTTTCTGCCGCTTACGCGGCACCCTTCCACAAGCCAATGGCCTGCAGCGTGTTCATGATCTCGATCACAGC